TGGTCATGTTGGGATCGCCAAAGGTCACGCGCTTTACCCTATCGCCGTCCGTAACGTATACCACAGACTTCTTCTTGCCGTAAGAGGTTTCGCCCTTGGAAATGCGGCGGGGGTTGTTTAGCTTTACGCTCTTGCCCTTGTACGTTGCCATTAGTCGCCGCCTCCAAACAAATCATCATACTCTTGATCAATAATTTTTTGCTCTGCTTCTGATCTTTGTGTTTTTTCTGTAGCCCGTCTTGCCGTTCGGCTTGGAGCAACAAATGGCATTTGCTCTAACCCGTCTGGGCCAAGTGCCGCTGTAAAAGACCCAACCTTATCCGCTCTTTGTTCACTTAATCCAGTAACTGGATTGCTAATAGCTTGAAAGAAAACCTTTCCATTTGGTGCTTGTATTTCATAACCGTATAAATCTGGGTTGTGAATATCCCCCTTATAACCTATTACTTTATGTACTTCATGTGGGTAACCTTTTCTCCTAGCTACTTGGCCTCCTATTGGCATTAATTTAGTTCCCAGAGGAAGAGGTAGCTTGCCTTCAGAATTTAATTTTTTACCAATCTCATAAGGCAAATTCATCGTATAAGGCATATCTTCAAGTACACCCCTAACTTTGTCTATAAATTTTTGTCTAGTAACCTCTGCGCCTGATGTAGAAAAATCAATTACATTCCCAAACAGTGCCCTGCCTAATCCTCCAATTGGGTTTGCCATTATTCGCCGCCCCTTATTAATCCCATCATAGCATTATTTTTTCTTCTTCTTTTCCTTCAGCCTTTTAAAGTCAGCCCCATTGATTTTATTTTTGGGCTTGGCCTGCTTGGCAATATTTTGCTGCGCCTTGTTTAGTTTTTTCATGCTTTTTTGGCCTTTTTCTTTGCGGTGTCCGACAGGTCTTTCATGTGGACTAAGAACTTACTGGACGCCGTGTGCTTTGCGCCAGACATAACCTTGCCCTTGGCATCCTTGTGGGTAGCGCCCTTATGCTCAACGCCGTTCTTAAAGTAGTGCTTTACACCTTTAGCCATTATAATACTCCATTTTAATTTCAGCGTCTTGACGCTTCATGTCTTCTTCAATCGCAGCATCTTCAATTGCTTCCTTTATAGCATCTTCTTCCCATTGCTCTTCAAAATCATCGGGATCGTTATTTGAAATACCCATTATTTCTTGCCTTTCCAGTTTACGCGCTTTGCAGATGTCTTGCGCTTTGATGCCGACTTGGCCGACTTGCTTTTGCACTGTGCCATTGTGGGGCGACAGGCAGGGTAACCTCTTTTGCTTTTAGCAGTTCTAGATTTACGGCCACAAGGCTTGCCTGTTTTGCAGTCAACCCAGCCCTTGCCTTTGTTCTGACCGAACCAGTCTTTCAGACTGTTGCCGCTACTTTTTTTTGCTTTTGCCACTTTTATTGCCCCAGTTTTTTGCGCCGACCTTGCGGCATTTCACTAAAGCGCCAGAGCCATAGGCTGACGGCCATGTCCCACCGTTGCGCGTGTATCGCGCCTTGACCTTACTGTAGCAGGCGTCTCGCTTGGCTTTCTTTTTCTTTGCCGCCATTAGGTCACTCCGATTGCTTCAAAGATTCAAGATACGCACTGATTTCATCAACCATTTGCTGATCCACCCTTTGCCTGTTGTACGGCGACATCATAAACGATCTAGTGTCATCGCCCGGTAGTGCGCCAGATGCCCTGCGTGACGCAAAGTAATCCCTCCAGACCATACCCCCCGGCACATCGTATGGCAACGCGCCTGCATATTCACCAGCAACCTGATGACTATAAGTATCGTGAGGCGCAAAAATCAAGTTTCTAGGGTCGGTTGTATTCGCACCCCTTCTTGGCTTCACTTCTCTGGCGGGGCCATCCATAGTACCAATTGCACGGCCTGTGGCAAAAGTCGGTGTTGTTAAAAGCTCTCGCTCTGTAATGGCCGCTCTAATGACCCCAACATTTGGAAACCCAACTTTTACATATTTATCTTTATCCATTTGCTGCCACAGCAAACGTCTTTTTGTACCCGTCATATTGTTATTTATATAATCACGGGCGTTAGGGCTTAGAATACCGGGCCAATCTGGGTCGTTTGGCGAGTCTTTTCCTCCACCTTTTCTTACCCATTTATCATATTCGTTTGCAGCTTTTTTGGTAATTTTACTTTGCTCGATCATTCCCATTGTGGCGTTTGACATCATTTTGGAAAAGTCGCCAGATTGAGCAGCCATAGACGTGAACATCAATCGCACATCTTCTTTGTCTTCGTTTTGAAGAAATTCTGAGAATTTACCTTTTATAGTCATTGGGTCTTTTTCAGATGCCCATATGCCATCTCCAGCAGAGCGCATAAATTGATTGCCGCCTTGCATATTAACAGGCTGGGAAAACGTAGTGTCTCCAATGCCCCTAAGAGCGCCCCCAGCATAGGTTCTGTCGCCATACGCTGGTATCAGCATTTTGCCTTGCAACGCGCCAATATCTAATTCTTTTCTGGGCTGCAAAGAACCATCTGGCACAAAGTCGTATTGAATATTTTCGACAAAATCTGGTAGCTTCACGCTTCCCAAACCAGCAGGATCAAGCATTTTTTTTGTAGGTCGTTTGAAGATTTCTGCAAGAACAGAATAATCACCAGCATCAATAAGTTTTTGCTGAACCTCAGTAACGCCAGCCTTGGCAAGTTCAAAGGCAAGCCTTCCAAATAATCCTACTGGGTTTATCCCCATCTACTTGCCCTTTTTCTTCTTGCCGTATCCGCTGGCGTAGGCAGCACGGCCCTGCTTGGCAGCTTCGGCCTTGGTCTTATAGACCTTGCCCTTGCTGCCCCAGCGGTAGCCGCCCTTAACCTTCATGACGGGCATTAGTGACCGCCAAGCAGCTTGTTCATCATTTCGTGGACATTGCCGCCATCAAGTTTCATAACTTTGACTTTAACGTCACCGCTTGGCACTTCCATCATTTCTTCCTCAACGTCTTCGTACATATCATCTTCGTAATCTTCGCTATCGACGCCCATCATGGTGTGGTGGCACAGCAGCAGGAAGTTTACCAACTGATCGTCGGACAGATCAAGGCCGTCTGCATTGTGTGGGAAGCCCATCTTTGCCATAAAGAGGGCCGCATTGTCTTCCATGTTTTCGACTTCTACCTGTGCCATGTCGGCCTCCTTTTATGGTCGTAGTTGTGGGCGCGTCTGGCCCATTGTGCCTAGATTTGTTGGGCGTGGTTTTGGGCGTAGCGATGTTGCTGGTGCAGTAGGTCTCCGCGCAATGTCCAATCCATCGATATTTTCATAAATGGTGTCGGGAGATATTTCGCCTTCTGACATTTCGCCAAAATTAGTTGGAACACGTTTTAATGACCCATCACTCATAACTATATCCGTTGAACCATCTTGATTCATTCTAGAAGATTTTACACTCATTCTATCAGATTGAATTGCTGCTCGCCTTTCCGCTTCAAAATTATTCAGTTCTTGCTCGTTAAGTCCTTCTGGCATCGCTCTACCCCGCGCCAATTGACTTCTTGCATTCATCATTTCGCCTTCAGACCGTGCGTTAAAAGACCGTTGCACTTGCATCAGGACTTCCTGCATTGCTGCGCGTTGATCGTCGGGCAAAAGTTGTAGGGTTTCTCGCGGAATGCCCTGCTCATCAGCGGTGTTAAATTGCTGCCGTGCCTTCTCAACCATTGCGGTAATGCCATTTACGGTGTCTTCTTCCAGCATTCCCGTTGCTTGTATGGCCTGTGCGTATTGCTTAATTAGTTCAAGGTCGGGGTTCATGTCGTTCTCCTGTTTTTATATCTTAAAGTTTTTGTTAAATTCTGCTTTAGTAAACACCTTTTTTACACCGTTTCTGTAAGTGACTGTTACATTGCCCGAACTATCATCTCTCACAGCATAACCTGTAGGAACATTATTCATATCCTGATAATATGGGTCATCAGCATTAGCGGCTGGCCTATTTCTTAGCTGTGGGTATTGCCTTAATCTTGCTGCTATAGCGGCGCTAAGAACATCGTTTGGTATGTCGCCCCTGTCGCGATTAAAAATGCTACTGGCGCTGTTAACTGCTGCCGCATCTGCAACTATTGGATCAATATCTTCATTACTTTGGGGCATAAATTTTTGGATCGGCTGCATAACCATATCTTGAGCGCCCCCGATTGCGTTTCCAATGCCCCTGATAGCAGCGCCCGTAAAGCCACCGCCCTGCAAGAAATTAGGCAATCCTGTGGTCTTAATATCAGTCCCATATTGTGACCCCAACGCCGCCTCTGTTATTATCGATCCCTGTGGCAGTGCGCCAAATTTATTTGAGAAGTTGCTGACAAAGTTCCTAGAGTTATTGTACGCATCGCCGACACGACCACCTTCGATGCCCTCTCGGTCATTGATATTAGATGCCGTTTCGCCCCGCATATATTCTTGCTCAGAGATGTAATTGTCTTGGTTCTGGTCTAGCCCACCTGTGTCGCCACTGCTAAACCGTGCGCCAGATCGACCCTCACCACCGCCGTCTGTGATGTCTCTGAAGAAATCAGCAAGATTTACGTCACCATCTTTGTTGCTGTCTTCGTTACCATATCCACCGCACATCTCTAAAACTCCATCCGATATCTAGCGTCAATTATCACGCCATTTCCTGTTGTTGGGGTGGCCCCTGCGTTGGGGGCTGCTGTACTGGAACCTGTGCGGCGTCCGATATCGCCGTCAAGGCACCCATGTCACCAGCGCCCATGCGCCGCCGAATCTCCGCCACTTTATTAATTAAATACTTATTCATGTCTATGGGCTGCTGACCCCCACCTTGGGAGGGAGGCGGGGGCCGCGCACCCTGCGCTTGCTCTGTCGGCTGACCGCCGAAGGCCGCAGGATTTATCGGGGGCAAATTATAGGATCGCGGGGGGTACATTCTTCATTGCCTCCATTTGAATTTTCGCGGCGTTCTTCTCTCGCTCAAGCTGCAATTCGGCCTCCAGCTTTGTAACCTTCGCCTGCAAGTCGGCCTGCGCCTTTGCCATTTCGATCTGCATATCCTGCTTGGCCTCTGCCTGCTTGATCTGGATGTTGGACTGAGCCTTGGCCTGATCGGCAGCGATCTGAGCTTGCGTTCTGGCCGTGAGTGCCTCGGTCTCCAGCTTCGCCAATTGCTGCGCGTATTGCAGCGGATTGCCCTGTTCCTGCTGTTGCTGACCCACGCCCCTGATGGCTTCGATCTGCTTCATCTGGGGTGCGGCCCTAACCACTTCTGCGGCCCGTTGGCTGATAATGCGATCCTGCTCTGGATCAACGTCCTCAAATTTAAAGTCGGGGTCTTTGAAGTTTGGCAGTGGGGGCAGTTCCATTGCCACGCCTGCCTGCATTCTGAGGCGGTACAGCAGCGCGATATGCTCCGCGATGTGGGCAATTAAGATCGGCTGCATGGCCTTAGCGCCGGGGTTGCCTGCCAAAGATGGGTCTTGCAGAAACTGCATATGCACCGCGATGTGCGCCTCATGGTCTTGCTCAATAAAGGCGCGGATTGGCTTGCCATACATCACCGACATGTTTTCATCGATGGGGTCCATCTGGACCGCCTCTTCTGGCTTTTTCAAGATTTCATCGATGTTCTGAATGCGGATCGCCTCGTACATGCGCTTGTACGCTTGGTACATATCGTGAAGCTGCGGTGCGGCCTGCGCCATTTGCAGAACGGCCTGCGCCTGCGCGATGCGCTGGGCGGTGCTGAATATGTTGGGATCGGATACAGGCACGATGTCAATGCGCTCATCAAAGTCAGCGGCATATATCGTTTCGGCTGCGCCAGCCCGTGAGAACGTAAACTCTTCTGGCAGATTTTCTGCGTTTAGAGCCGCCAGCATTTTAAATTCTTGGCCCTGCGCGTAGTGCAGGCGCTTGTGAATTGCGCTGAACGCCTTTGATCCCTGCTCAATCAGGGCCACCGTCGATCCGACTGGCGCGTTGGGATTTACGTCACCCACGTTTAGATCGGCTGTGGACGCAAAGCGTTGTCCCGCATCGACCATAAAGCCCAGCAGATTAAACAGCGAACTTGACGGCTCCTTAAACGGCAGGGGCATGATGGCCTTCGTCACGTCATCGACGGTGCTGTCGAGATCGACAAATTCACCGGGGGATACTTGCAGATCGCCGCCAGTGACACGGCCGCGCAGCTTGAACCCGCCCTGCATATTGCTGAATGCGGCACTGTCGAGCAGGGCGCGGAGCGATCCTGTCGCGGCCTTACCCAGACCACCGATCATGTGATACAGGCCGAAGCCATAAAAGCCTAAACCCGGCAGGAACTTGTACGACACAAACCAGTCGCGGCGTTTCTTTAGCTCATCGTCCTCGCGCCAATTGCGCCTGACCGACACGATCTTTTGATTGTCGTAATCGATTGTGATGCAATACGGCAGGGCGACAGCGTTATCGTCCTGATCGTCCTCATCCATTTCCTCGCCATCAATGCCGTCGAACAGATCATAGAGGTGCATTTCCAGCAGTGTGATTACGTCATCGCTGGTGTCGTACTCATCAACTCCCTCGATTTCGCCAATTACGCTGTCGGCTGGATCGATATCTTCGCTGCCGTCATCGATTGTCTGGAGGTAGTAGCCGTTTTGAACGTAGCGATTATATTCGTTTTTCGGCATTCTGATGATGTGGGTGTAGCGTGGGGATGTGTAGAGGTCTTTGCTATCTGGAGCCACGCAAAAGTCTTCGGCCTTGACGAACTGGCTGCACTGCCTGTCGAGATTTACGTCCCACCACACCTTTTTAAACGTCTGGCCGACCAGCGGTAGGTGAAACAGCATTTGATCCAGATCGGGAAAGTATTCGGGCATTTCCTCTGTGATCTGATAGTTCATAAATTCTCTGACCCTGCGGCCCTGCTCTTCGACTTTCTCATCTGGATCGCCAATGATGACAGATTTGACTGGGCCACCTGACGGGTAAAGCTCTGCGATTGCCTTGGC